AAGAATCATAAAGGATGACAAGTTCAAGAAGCTTGTAAAGTCCATACAGGACTTCCCACAGATGCTTGAGCTGCGCCCAATCGTAGTAGATGGCAATATGGTAGTGCTTGGGGGGAATATGCGCTTAAAGGCGTGTATTGCAGCAGGGCTTAAAGAGGTGCCTATTATTGTAGCCGACAATCTTACGGATGCTCAAAAGAGCGAGTTCATAATCAAAGACAACGTAGGCTTCGGTGAATGGGATTGGGACTTGCTTGCGAATGAATGGGAACCTGAAAGCTTAGGTGATTGGGGTTTAAGTGTCCCTGTTTTTTTTGATGATATGTCTAACAACCAAAATTATGAAGGGTTAGATGCTGCATCAAAATTAGATAAGTTTTTGAGTGCTGAGTTAAAAAGAATGTTTTTGGTTTATGATAATGAAACTTTTGAAAACGTGATTACTTGGTTCAATAAACAACAAGAAAAACACAATTTAGAAAATCATAGCCAAGTAATTATTAAATTGATAGAAAATGAAAACCTTTGAATTAAATAAAATAAGGAATTGCGAAAACCTAATAAAGCAAACGCCATCCAAAAATGATTACACTACGTTAATAAACGAAGATACGTTATTTACCAAAAATGGCGAAGTTGTTGGGTTGTATATTAAAATAGATGAAAATTTAAGTAAAGGGATAAGGTTAGCAAGTATAAATACAAAATATGTAAAAACTTATAGGACATCAGCGCTGCCTACGCAGTCAAGTGTATTTGGTTCTTTACCCCGTGCAGTTTTGCGTAATGATTATTGCAGGTTTTCAGCACAAAGTAAAAACGAAAAACAAAATACAAACATTTTATTTAATTTTTTACCGCACCTTACTGAAATATACAAAACCTATTTACCGAAACAATACGAACACGATTTAAGTATCATAAAAGAAAATGTAAATACAGATTATGTTATTGCCGACACCGCACCCTTTACTACTGCCAATATCAATGTCAACCACGCAATAAAGTACCATAAAGATACGGGCAACTTTAGGGGCAACTTGTCAAATGTCATAATTTTAAGGGATGGTATTATTGGGGGTGAGTTAGTGTTTCCCGAATATGGTTTTGCCCTTGCGCAGGAAGATAGTTATTTATCAATCTTTGACGGTCAGGGTGAAATCCACGGGGTGATGCCGATAAGTAAAACAAAAGAAAACCCATACAGGGCTTCAATAGTTTATTATACTTTGGAAAATATGAAGCATTGCTACCCCTTCAAAATGGAAGTCGCAAGGCTGCAAAATTTAGCGTCTATCCGTTCTAACCGCAGGGCATCAAACCAAGACCCAAGAAAAAAACAATAATGCCTTATGACAAGTAGTGACATCCATAAAAAGGCAATGCTCGATGCGTTGGAGAAATCTTTAGGAGTAGTTACCTCCGCTTGCAAGAGCGTTGACATCGCACGGCAGACGCATTACCGATGGCTGCAAGAGGACAAAGAATACAAAGCAGCAGTCGATGAACTATCAGACGTAGCCATTGACTTTGCAGAGAGCCAACTGCACAAGCAGATAAAGGAGGGCAACTCTACCGCTACTATCTTTTTTCTAAAGACCAAAGGCAAGAAGCGTGGGTACGTGGAACGCCAAGAGGTAGACGTATCTTCGGGCAAGCTATTCCAAATTGAGGTGCTTGGCGAAGATTCAGACCAATAAGGTATATAACCACCTAAAGCGCAGCGACAAAAAGATAGTCGTTGAGCAGGGCGGTACTCGTAGCGGAAAGACGTATAACATCCTGCTATGGGTGATTTTCTATTATAGCACACGGGAAAGCAACAAGACCATCACCATCTGCCGCAAGACGTTCCCTTCGCTTCGGGCTTCGGTGATGCGTGACTTCTTTGAGATACTGCGCAACCACGACCTGTACAGTGAAAGCTACCACAACAGGTCAAGTCACGAGTACTACCTTAATGGCAACCTTGTGGAGTTCATAAGCCTTGACCAACCGCAGAAGATACGAGGGCGTAAGCGTGACCTACTTTACATCAACGAAGCCAACGAGCTGACGTACGAAGATTGGCAGCAGCTCATCCTGCGTACCGAAGGCAGGGCAATCCTTGACTACAACCCTTCAGATGCGTTCCATTGGATTTATGATAAGGTCGTACCAAGAGATGACTGCGACTTTTATCAGACCACCTACCTTGATAACCCGTTCCTTGATAGCAGCATCCGAAATGACATAGAAAGGCTAAGGGACACCGATAGCGACTATTGGAGAATCTACGGACTTGGAGAACGTGGGATGAGCAGAGCCACCATCTTCCAATACGGGCAAGCCGAGATACCAACGGAAGCCACGCTCTTATGTCACGGGATGGACTTTGGGTACACCAACGACCCAACCGCACTTGTGGCGGTCTATAAGTCGGGTGACAATCTGTATGTAGATGAACTTATCTACCGCACGGGTATGACCAACCCCGACATCAGCAACGTACTTGCCTCACTTGGGCTTGACCGAAGGGCAGAGATATATGCTGACTCTGCTGAACCCAAATCTATTGAGGAGCTGCATCGTATGGGATGGAACGTGAAACCCACGCAGAAGGGCGCAGATAGCGTTATAGTGGGCATTGACGTACTGAAGCGGCACAAGCTATTTGTAACCCCACGAAGCAGCAACCTAATCAAGGAACTTCAGAACTACAAATGGGTAGAAGACAAGAACGGCAACCTGCTCAACAAACCGATAGATGCATTCAACCACGCCATTGATGCGCTGCGCTATGCAACGTATAACAAGTTGAGCAGACCTAACTTTGGCAGGTATGCCATACGCTAAAACTAAAAGGTTATTTTAATACAATGGAACTAAAGGTAATTGTACCCACCGCCCTATCAGAGATCACGCTTGACCAATACCAACGCTTTGCGAGGCTTGAGGGCGATGAGGAGTTCTTGACCCACAAGATGCTTGAGATATTCTGCGGAGTGCCTCTTGCCAATCTTCCGAACGTACGCATCAAAGATGTGAGCCACATCAGCAAGCACATTAGTGCGATGATTAACGAGAAGCCAAGCCTCACGCCAACCTTTACGATGGGGGACACGAAGTACGGCTTTATCCCTGAACTTGACAATATCACCTATGGTGAGTTCGTTGACCTTGATGGATACCTGCAAGACGTGCAAGACCTGCACAAAGCAATGGCGGTATTGTATCGCCCTATCACGAGCGAGGTCAAGCATCGGTATCTAATAGAGCCGTATGAGGGCGCAGGTAGGTATGCCGAGCAGATGAAGCAAGCCCCGATGAGTGTTGCTATGGGCGCAACGCTTTTTTTTTGGCATTTAGGGAACGAATTGTTGCAGGCTATGCTGACCTCTTTGGAGGCGAAGAATCAAACGAATACTCCAAGCAAGGACAATTCGCCAAGCAATGGGGATGGTATGCAACAATCTATCAACTTGCTAAAGGAGACATTAGGCAGTTTGCAGAAATTACACAACTACAACTCCACGAGTGCCTACACTTCCTCACCTTCGAAAAGCAAAAGCAAGAGGTTGAAAACGACCTAATAAAAAAGTCAATAAAATGAGACAGTTCTACGACATCACCACCAAGCTAAAAGATACGCTTGAAGCCAATAGCCAAGTCAACGTGGTAACGACAGGGGATATTTTTGACATAGACCTAAACAAGCAGACCATCTTCCCTTTGTCGCACATCATCATCAACCAAGCAACATTCGAGGGACAGATAGTACGGATGAATGTAAGCATTGTTTGTATGGATTTAGTGGATGAGACCAAAGAGAATCCACGATTGCAGGCAGAGCCGTTCTACGGCATCAGCAACGAGCAAAACATACTGAACACGCAGCTCGCAGTAATCAACGATGTGGTGACAGAACTGCGCAGGGGTACTCTTTACACCGACCTTTATCAGTTGGATGGTACTGCCTCTTGCGTTCCCTTTAGCGAGAGGTTTGAGAACCTGCTTGCAGGATGGACTGCTACGTTTGATGTGCTGCTTGCAAACACCGAGATAAGCGTCTGCTAAAATGGCACGGAAGGACTTGATACAAGCGGTGCTTGCGAAGTTTGCGGGGTATGTTATTCAGCAGGCCAAGTCCAACCTTACGCGGGGCAAACGCAATGCGAGCAAGAACCTATACAACTCTTTAAGCTACGATTTGCAAACAGGGCCAAGTTCGTTCTCCTTGACGTTCTCAATGGATGACTATGGTGAGTATCAAGACAAGGGAGTAAGGGGCGCAAAAAGCACCTATGCAAGCGCACAGACCTCTCCTTACAAGTACACCAATAAGATGCCTCCTGCAAAGGCGTTCAGCCAATGGGCTATCAAGAAGGGATTGGATGGCGTACGAAATAAGAAGGGGCAGTTTGTAAAGAGGCAGAGCCTTCAGTTTGCCCTTGCTCGCAGCATCTACAACAAAGGAATCCCCGCTACCAAGTTCTTCAGCACTCCCTTTGGATTGGCATTTAAGAAACTACCTGCTGAATTGGTAGAGGCATTTCAATTAACAGAAGAAGACTTCAAAGCATTTACCACACGATGAGTACACCTGTATTTTCCACACCGAGCAGCCTTGCTATGGCAAGAAGCCCACAATTTATCACGGCAAAGAACAACGCCCTTGCGCTTGACACGCTCACAGAGATGGACTTGAACCTGCGTATTCGTACGGGTGTCCTTGCTGCATCGGGTTCGTTTAACTACTCGTTGAGCAAAGACTATTCTATAAACCAAGTCATCAACTTTGAAATCAGCGACCTTGTGCGCTCGGAGTTCTACCACGACTTCAGCGTATGGAATGACATAGGCTACACGCAAAGCCCACAGGGTGAGGCGTTGTGGATAGTACCCGAAGGCTCTGTGACATTCTCTAATAACGGAGCATCACCTGCTAATGCAACCTTTCCCGATGAGTCCCCTACCGCATACGCATACCTAACAACTGATGGATGGGCAACCCGTGATAACATCGCCCCTGTTGCGGTAACGCAGGCCGTGCTTGCCACGAATCGCAATCGGCAGGTGCTTGTAGGGAACTATGAATCCCTTGCAATTAACAATAGCGTAAATAATGGTCTTGCTAAAATTATCATCAGTTGGCAGAGTGGTGATTCCGATGATTTCTATGTGAGTGCCGTAAGTACCGCGCCACCAACACGCGCAACCAACAACTCACAAAACCTTGTAATCTATGCAGGCGTTGGCGCAGCAAACCTTGAGAACAATCCTTTTTTACCTACCGAGATAAAGCCAAGCGAGCAACCTAATGGTGGCATAGGGCAGTACTACGATGTAATTCTAAAGAACGCATCAAATACCACGATTGGAACGGTGAGGTACTATGTTCAATGTGAGGCAAAGTACACGCCTGTACAGGTGGCGTTCATCAATCGCTTTGGCGTTGCTGATTTTATCACGTTCTTTAAGCGCAGCGATGAGGGTGGTAACTTCACGCAGGACTCCTACCAAAAGAGCATCTACAACGATGGCTTCACCACCCCTTCATTGGAGATAGGCAAGTACCAATCCTTCAATGTCAACTCGCGCAACACCCTAACTCTAAACACAGGGTTCGTTGACCAAAACTACGATGAGACTATTGAGGACATTCTGATGAGCGAGTATGTCGCGGTCTATACCAATAGTAATTGGGTAAGTGCAGTTCCAAATCGTGGAACCATAGAATACCAAAAGAGCGTGAACACAAAGCTTATCAATTACACAATGTCCTTTGACTTCGGATTTGATGAGCGCAGCTTGGTACGATGAACAAGGTTGATATTTACGTCAATGGCTTTCGCCTTGACATCTTTGATGATGAGGAGATCAGCATTAACCTCTCGGTGCAGAACGTGCAGGACATCAGTAAGGTGTTCACAGACTTTACGCAGGGATTCACCATTCCTGCAAGCCCAAGAAATAACGAGATACTTCAGCACTACTACAACGCCAATATCACGGAGTCGCTAATCACCACCGAGACGGGAGGCTCGCCTGTGTGGAATAGCATAGGCATCACTTGGAACTCTTGGAACACGGCTTGGAACGCAGGTGCAACTACGACAAGCACAGTTAACACTTTTGACGGAAGGCTACGACAAGAAGCAAGAATTGAAATAAACTCCTTGCCATTCCGCACAGGGGTGATTGAGGTAGAGAACGTGCAGTTGAAAGGCACAGAGCCTTATGCGTACACCTTGACGTTCTATGGGGATGTGGTAACGCTTACTGATTTGTTTGGCGAGGACTACCTGTATGACGTTGACTTTTCCGAGTTCAATCACGAGTACACCGATACTGTGGTATTTAATAAGCTAACCACCAATGATGACACAG